CAGATGGGGACGCCTCACGCTAGTACTGCCATCAGGTGGTATTTCTCGACCAGCACTCAGGATGGAATATGGTAGTCCGGACAAGACGATGGACCACTCCAGCTTTAACGGGAGTGGAAAAGTCGTACCCGGGCGGATCGTTCTACAACTACAACACGGCTGGTAAGTCGTGCTATGAGACAGTGGAAACATTTTCTCATAGTCGTAGAGGGAACGGTTATACCGGAGGTGGTCCCTTCAATGTGTGGCGTGAAATTCACGAATACACACCGAGTGACCTGCAGATTCAGAGGTTTTACAATACCTCATTCATCCACTTGCAAGTGGGTGGTGCAAGGATAGGTGCGCCAACGTCCGGAACGGACTTGACTCCCTATTCACCTCCTTCAGACCTTCAGCTAGCTAGTGACGGTACTACCGCCATTGCTAGGACTGAACCTCTGAACCCTTCGTTTGATCTCGCCACACTTATCGGTGAGTTGAGAATGGAAGGGATTCCAAACACACCCGGTGCCTCTGTAATGGAGAGAACCAAGCTTGCTAACAAAGCAGGCTCGGAATATCTCAATTACGAGTTCGGGTGGGCTCCTCTGGTTCGAGGGGTTCGCGATTTCGCGAAGACCGTCGAACAAAGTGACAAGATTATTCGTTCTCATCAAGAGAACGCGAATCGTGTCATCCAGAGGTCCTACGAGTGGCCAGTCCTCTCCGACAGCAAATATCGCGATGCGACGTTTGTTGAAGAGAGAGGTGCTGCGTTCTTCACAGGTGGTGGACGGTTCCAACAATCATTTCAGAAGAAATGGTTTGAGGCAGAATATCAATACTTTCTGCCTACCGGAACCGCGCTGAACGATAAAGTTCGGCGCTACGGATCCTACGCCAGGAAACTCCTGGGAGTGGATCTTAGTCCAGAGGTTCTTTGGAATCTCTCGCCTTGGAGCTGGGCCGCTGATTGGTTTGGGACAACCGGAGATGTCATGCATAATATCTCCGCCCTAGGCCAAGACGGCTTGGTGCTTCGGAATGGCTACATCATGTGCCATACTCGGTTCGAAACTGTTGATAGTGGCACCCTTGATGGGGGCCATCACACCTATCACCAGCGACACCGACACGTTGTTGAAACTAAACAACGGCGCGAAGCTACTCCTTTCGGGTTCGGCGTGTCTTTTTCTGGTCTTAACCAGAAGCAGATCGCCATCGTGTCAGCTCTTGGTTTGTCCAAGTGGCAGTGACACGCGTGGCTTCACTCCCTTTAAGAGTGAGGTTTTCAAACCACGTCTGGGTTCATTCCCAGTCCCTCAAGAAAGAGATGCTTATGTTTGCTGATCCTCAGACCGTCACGATCAACTCGATCGCCAACACGCTTCCGCGTACTCCGGTGGGCACCAATTACGGTGTCTTCACGAAGGATGATGGGCTCGTCAAGCTCTCCATCTCACACTCTGTGAGTGGAAAGCGAAACCGACGACTCATCAAGTTGGATCACGCCAAGATCGCTGCCGACCCGCTCCTTGCGGGTGTCAACGTCAAGGCGTCGATGACTGTCTACTCTGTGATCGACACCCCGGAAACGGGGTACACTGTCGCAGAGATCAAGCAGGTGTGCGATGCGCTTTACGCGTATCTCACGGCCTCCACGGGCGCGAACGTCACCAAGATCATTGGTGGCGAGAGCTAAACCCGTTGGAGACATAAGCTACGGATCAGATGTACCTCTGTTAGGAGGACCCTGTGAAAAGCCTGATGTCTCTTTGGAGAGAGCTAGCCGATGAACTGGCTAGCTGGTGCTGTACTAGCGCCAAGCGCGACTCTGAAAGAGTCGCGTTTCGAGTTGAGAAGGAGGGCGAGAGTTTTCTTACAATCTCGCTTCCCCAGTTCGCCAAGGACCTTGAACAAGCCCTTGACGCTGGCTCCTTTGACTCCAGCCTTTTTCGCGGTTACCCACGTGAAGGAGGTTACCCCGTATTTCTACAGGGGTTCCTGAGTCAAATTTTCAACTCTGATGGTCTCCTACTCCACTCTCCCAACGTAGATTGCATCTTCGCGATTCGCACTCTTGCGAGTACATTCTCGAAGATCGAGCGGCCTTGCACACAAGCAAGGACCGATCGCGCTATGGAGAGGTTTGTGGAGATTGAGGCAGAACTCAAAGCGTTCGATTCCAGTAGATTCGAGGAATTCCTTCCCCGGTTCCGAAAATCGTCGACGCTCCTGTTTGGTGATGTTTTTGCTCATGCTGAGAATACTTTTCTCGGCACTCATCACCTTCGCGATGACTGGTTGGCTGTTGATCGCCTTTCCGGCGACGACATGCGATTTAGTCATCACGAGCGAGGAACAGATGCTTTTATGCACCTGTTACCCAGGTCGATGCGACCCGGGCGAGTCCGTGGACAGATCGGCGAAATCGTCGATCCATCCCGTGGGCTCGGCCTCGTCCCCAGGCACGGTCCTGGGGCCACTGCGGACAGGCTTCGCGGAAACGCGAAGTATTCTGTCAGTAAGTGGCCCTTGAGGCTCGAGCGCGAATTTCCTTACGGAGATTACGCTCTCCCAAGTTGGCGTAGTTACTACCAACTTGATCGTGTTGAGTTTCTCGAGCTCGGTTCTGAGGTGCCTGTTAAGGTCACCCCAGTTCCTAAAACGCTCAAGACTCCCCGTATCATCGCCGAGGAAACTACTGCAGTGCAATACTGTCAGCAGGCCCTTGCGAAAGAGATCACCGATCTCTTGGAGAACGGAGTCCCAGGTTCGCCATCCTGGCGAACCAAGGGGTCTTGCTCTCTTGGTGTAGGGATGATTGGATTCGATGATCAAGAGCCAAACCGGCTCTTGGCCAGACGAGGCAGCCTCGATGGCAGCCTCGCCACGCTCGATCTGAGCGAAGCATCCGATCGTGTCTTGAATCGGCATGTAGTTGATCTCCTGTCTGGATTTCCGCGGTTATCTGCGGCCGTCCAAGCAACGAGGACAACCAAGGCCGACGTCCCTGGGCATGGTGTGATACCATTGCTCAAGTTCGCGTCGATGGGCTCAGCTCTGTGCTTTCCGATGGAAGCAATGATCTTTCTTACGATCATTGTAACCGCGGTCAGTTACCAGAGAGGAGAACCACCTTCCCGCAGGCTTATAAACAGCTTGCGGGACACGGTGCGCGTCTACGGCGACGATATCATCGTCCCTGTAGAATACGTAGACAGCGTGTGTCGAATGCTATCAGACTTCGGTCTGGTAGTCAATCTTGACAAGTCTTTCTGGAATGGCAAATTCCGAGAGTCTTGTGGAGGGGATTACTATGACGGTGAATGGGTAACACCAATTCGCCTGAAGAAAGATCTCCCTCGCACACGCGCTGACGTTGATGAAGTTGTCGCTCTAGTCGCTTACCGGAACCGCCTTTACTGGGGCGGATTCTGGCGGACGGCTAGTGTAATTGATGATCGACTGAGAGTCCTCTTTAAGGGCTCCTTTCCGGTTGTTGAGGAGACAGCTGCAGTATTAGGTCGTGAGTCTATCTTTGCCTACGAGGCAGAGTGGGCTCACCCTGATTTGCACACACCCCTTGTTCGGGGGTGGGTGCGACGCTCAGTCACGCCAGAATCACCAATATCTGGCGAGGGCGCACTGTTAAAATTCCTGATCAAACCTGGGATTCTTCCCAGTCAGGATCCAGATCATCTGGAGCGTCAGGGCCGACCGGTCGGCGGTAGCATCAAACCGACCTTGAGTTCGCCGTACTGAATAAGTACTGCGACATGGGCG